AACAGACAACAGACAAATCACCAGCATAGACAGCACTTGCAGATGCAGTGAAATCAGCAATCGCCGTAATGCTTGCAGCACCATCAGCAATGATGCCACCCAATGCCGTGAACGTGCCTTCAGATGCAATCGCAGCATCGGCCATCCGTACACGAATCGCATCAGCAGAAACAGTCGCATCAGCAGTGATTGAGGCCACGCCATTTGCAACAATCCCACCAAGGCAGGAAACGTCAGCAGAGGCCGTAATTGAGGCATCAGCAAGCTGAACCCTAGTTCCTGCACAAGATACAGTTGCTGCGGCAGAAACATCGGCAGAGGTGTTCTGGACGCGAATTCCAGCACAAGACACATCAGCAGATGCCGTTACTTGACCGGAAGCGTATTGAACACGAGTTGCATTACATGATGAAGATGCGCTTGCAGTGATAGATGCGCTGGCATACTGAACACGAATCGCACTTGCATCAAACGTGCCAGATGCCGATACCTGGGCAGCGGCATACTGGACACGGACAGCAGAAGCATCAAACGATCCTGTTGCGGCTACAGAACCGTAAGCATCCCAGAGAGTAACTGACGTTTGATAGAGAGCGCTGTCAAGCGTGAGCGTAAGATTATCAATGCTCGACTTTAACTTGTCGAGCGAATCTATCGTCCACGGCGGCAGCAGGTCAGCCATTACGCCAGAGTTACGCTAAGAGAGCCAATGGCAACGCGGAAAACGTCACCAGTGGAAATCGTTTTTGATGCGTCCAGGGGAGTGTGGAACAGCAGATTCCCGGTTGTCAGTGCGTCACGAATGCCAACATGAGTAACAGTACCCCAAGATCCAGTGGCTTGAGGAAACTCAATTGCGGCAGTGTTCGTGGTCACACCATTAGAAGGCGAACCGAAAGTGATTGCCTGCCGAGCGTATGCGCTACCACTCACCTCAGTGCCAGCATCAGCATCAGTAGGATCAGAAGTATAAAGAGCAAGATACACAGTCGTTGGAGATGTGTAAGCTGTGTTTCGGAGAACGGCATTTACGAGAGCATTTTCCAAATAATTGGACATTTCAGACATGATTTACCTCACGGTTGTGGTCATAACCAAAGGAACACCAGAGTATTGTCCTCGTTGGTCGGATGTGGTTAGAGATTCCAAACCACGATTAAACATCGTCACCCACGTTGCCAGTCGCGGATCATTCATCAACCAAGGCTCTGCTTCAATTAAAGAGCCATAAACCAAAAGATCAGGGCAATTTGCCAAGAATGCATTTGATGTGTTGGTGTCGCTCAGAAACTCGGGGGCCGCAAAATACAGCAGCTTTACCGTATAAGCTCCATCAGGGATAGGAGCGAATTGGAAGTCGTTTGCAAGAATCGTGTAATCAATGGGCTTGCCAGATTCAGCAGCCCGAGCATTACGATTAAACAAAGATGGAGACAGGTAGTTCAGCGGCTGAACGGGGTTGCCAACAACAACAAAGTCCCTGGCCTCCAGAAAATCAGACGGTAGCTCTACCGTTTCATCGCTTGCGACAGTTGCAGTCGTAACGCTTTTGAGCATTTGACGAATCCGCAAATCACGGCGCAGACGGGTTTCACAAAGGCGAATGAAATCAGGAATTTGGGAAGTCAGATCAGACCGAGCCAGATACCCGGCAATTGAGGTCTGCAAATCCGAGTAACTGGTGAAGGCCATTAAATCACTCCGGGACGGGTGCGGAAGGCTTGGTTATCCCGCTGGTTTAGCCAATGACGGAACCGCTTTTCATCAAGCACATGAAACCCACGCATGATTCCTTGCTTATTGAGGTCATCAATCACAGTCAAAGGAATAGATGCGACTTTGTTTCCATACGGGTCATCAGACCACTTGGCCCGTTCATCGTATGAGTTGAATTCCTTTTTGTTCGCTTCAACAATGCCAGAAACGTCCTGAACTGTTTGAATAATCAGGCCACCTTCGCCATCTGCATGGGCAACTGTATTGCGAAACTTAGGGTTTTCCATGCTTGAAATTCTATCAGTAATGGGATAAAGAAAAAAGCCCCGACCTTTTGGGCCGAGGCTTCTTCTGGGTTTACCTGATTAGCTCAGGTCGGCGATGATACCGTGGGCAGCTTCGTTCTTGACTTCCAGGGTCAGTTCGGCCAGCAGCTGGGTCACTTCGCTGTCGCCAGTCTTAGCCAGTTCGTTGGTCTGGAAGGGGCGCAGGTAAGCCACAGCAGCCATATCTGGGTCAACCACAAAAGCGGTTTCGTTGCCCGAGTTAGTGCTGTTCATGAAGCGGTTAGGAACAACCGAGATTGTGCCGAAATCGCTCAGGTACACATCAGCAGCGCCGATGATAGTAGTCGGCTCATTGGAGGGAGCCATGTAACGCTGGGCAGCAATGCCAGCGAAAGCCGACACGACTTGCTTATGGGAAGGATTTACCATCAGAACCTTGGGCGAACCACCAGACTCGTAAACTTTTTTAACGACAGTCTTCAGAATGTCCTCAGTGAAGGTACGGTTCGTGCCGTTGGTACGTGCGGTAGTGCCAGAAGCGCCAGCCGAGCCAGAAGTGCCGAAATCGCCGTTGGTAGCCAGCCATGCTTGAAGGCCACCCAGGGTGCGGGCGGTGCTGGAGTTACCGTTGGAAGCGACTTGGTTCGACAGCAGGGTCAGTTCAATGTCGCGCTTGATTTCGGCGGAGGCTTTAGCCAGTTGGTAAGCCTTTTCAGACTTGCGACCAGCTTTGTCCACAGCTTCCAGAGTGCCGGAAATCTTCACGGTTTTCTGGAAAATCTGGGTACGGTTGCCAACACGGGTCGTTGGCGACATGGTAGCGTCAGAGGCGGTAGCGCCTTCAACAGCAGCGTTGCTCAGGCTAGCAGCAGCCAAGCTGTCGGTCTGCCACTCGTGGTAGATAGCCGTAGCTTTGGTTTTGCCGATAGACGACATGAACGGGGTGTCGGTGGGAGAGATGTTATAGATAACATCCGACAGGTCTTCACGCTGACCAATAGCGGTGTAGGTTTGATAGGTTGCCATGTTAAAAGCTCCAAAAAATCAAAGGAATCGTTCAAATGCTTTGGCAGCGTCTTGGACTTTGCCGGTTTGACGCAACCGCTGCATAACCTGTTTTTCCTGTGACGACTGTGTAGGGGGCGCAGAAGTTCCAGATTTGAGCATCTTCGGAGCTTGAGAAACCTTTTTCTGGATTTCAGGTTTCGACTTCTGAAGTTGCTCAAACTTCATTGCACGATACAAAGTCACCACAGCGCGATGGTCATACACGGAACCGAGTTCTTGATCTGACCAACCTTGAGATTTCGCATATTCGCGTATTTGTTTGCGAATTTCGTCACCCTTCGGCGTGGACAGTTCCGGAATCAACGTATTGAGCTTTTCAGCCTCCGACTTGATATGGTTTTGCAGTGCCTGCTGCTGCTCCGCTTGTTGCTGGTGTGCAATGCGTTGCTGTTCAGCACGAACCACCGCAAGTTGCTTCTCGCGTTCGGTACGTTCAGCGACCTTCACGGCATAGCCAATCGGGTCGGTTTCCTTTAGAACTTCCAAGTCCTCACCCTTGTTCTGTTGCGATAGGAATTGATCCAACGCTTGCAGCTTCTGGGCGTATGCTTGTCGCTCTTGTTTCACTTGCTCCAGATGTTGGCGTTCAGCTTCAATCGCCTTACGCTGTTCAGCCAGAGCCTGAGATTTTTTCGTGTAATCTGCGGTTCGCTGGTATCCATTGATGAGTTCATCAATTTCAACCTCGATTTCCTCACCGTCCACCTTGGCCTTGTATTTAGGCTTCGGCTGTTCCTCTACTACTTCTTCTTCCGAATATTCGGGTTCAGAATCGGCAGAATCTTCTACGACTTCTTCGGCAGCTTGGATTTCTTCTTCAGGTTGGCCGTTTTCGGCTCCCGAATCATCACCCATCAAACCAAGAAACGCAGAGGCGGCTTGATTCACGTTCAGGCTTTCACTCCCTTGCGGGTTGGTGTTTTCCATGTGTCATCTCAAAAATCACCAGAACCGCTGGCACGGGTAACTTTCGTTACAGAATCTTCCACTTCTTATCGCGGATTTGCTTTTCAGCAGCAATGCTTTGCAAGTGTCCAACGATTAGATCAATCGTTTTGATGGTTCGATAAGCGTCTTCTCGCTCATCAATACCGTCAGAATTTGTGTTCAATATAGCACTAATATGCTGTTTTTTCAAATCATCAATGATTTTTACAAAAAAATCATCTTTGAGAAGGTTGTCAGCCCATTGCGATACTGTCATTTTGTCCATTTAGTCTCCAGAGCCGCCAGTTCCACCAAAGAATGAAGACAATGAAGTGCCAGACCAGCCTCCATTGCCATAACTTCCGGAGTATCCACCACCTGAACCACCAGAATAGACATCATTTCCAAATTCATCAGTTCCAACAACATACAACTGAGGAACAGGATCAGAAACAACATTCACAGGCTGAACATACTGCGTTTCAACAGGATTTGTCAAAGGCAAACTTCCTTGCCCGTAATTCCCGATTGTGTTCACTCCAAGATCGTTTGCAACCTTCGTCACGGCATCATAGTAATTCATGCCGTTAGCAATCTCATTGTGAATATCTGATCCTACAGATGCGCCAATTGCGCCATATTGAGCAGGTGTAAGTCCTGTTTCGGAATTTGATGCAAGAGAATCAACAATCTGCCCAATGTCTCGATTGGTTGCGGCATCAAAGTAACCAGCCATCAGTTGAGTATTGTTGTCAAATGCTTCTCCAAGAGCCTTTGCAGCGACAACAGAATCTTGCTTTCCAAGCATCCCAAATGGCGCCATTGCCTGCAATGCGCCAACAATTTGACTCGCCTCACCTGGGGTTGTCCCACCATATGCGCCAACAGCGGTCATCACATCATTTGCGGCCTTTGCTTCAGCAGCACCAATGACAGGCTTCGAAAAGATGTTTTCAAGACCCAGCATTTTAAGCAACCCAGACACATTGCCTGCGTGGCTTATTGATTGCAATGCCTCCAGCCCAGCCTGTCCAACAGACTCATTTACTGCGGGGTTGTAGCTTGAGCTAACACCGCTGGAACCAGTTTCAGTCAGAGCATTTTCAGCTTCTTTCGCTTTCAATGCGGCCTGTTGCTCTGCAAAATCTTGAGGCACATACAAAGGCGGCTGATCTTGAAGTTGCCTTCCATATTCGACAAAACTTGGCTGAGAAAATTCTTGACCTGTGATAAATCGTTTGGCTCCGGATTGCGTACTCACTGGAGCAAAAGATGCTGGCTGATATTGAGATTGAATGGCAGAAATAATCTGGTCATATCCGATTGGAGCAGATTGACCAGAAAACCCTTGCAAAGATTGCTGATTAAGCAACCGTGTCAGTTCTTCAAGTGTCATCCCGGAATCTCCACATTTGACGAAATACCAGCACCAATCTTCATGGCTTTGAGTTGCGCTTCAGCTTGGAATTCCTCTTGGCGCAGTGCCATTTGTGCGCGGAACTTCTCTTGCTCAAGCTGAAGTTTCGCCATTTCCTTTTCGCGCATCAGTTGCAGTTCAAGCGTTGCCTTCTCGCGTTGCAGTTGCATTTCGGCTTGCATCTTGGCTTGCTGCGCCTGAATGTCGGCTTGCGTTTTTGCCATCAATGCCTGCACTTCAGGAGAAATTTGAGGCTGTTGTGGAGGAGGATTCGACAGCGCTTGGTCAATCTCAGGCGTAATCGGCTTGAAGAACTCTGCGGAGTCTTTGAATCCAGAGGCTTCCACAAAACGACCAAGAGTCGAGCGATATTGACCCATAGAAACAAGCGGATTTGCAGGGCCAAACTGACCGAGCATCTGTTCCTGCTTGGCGAGAACCATCTGAAGCATCGCCATTTGTTGCTCACGGTTTCCATTGCCCAATCCTACATTGATGGACAGATCGTATTTGTTTGCCCATGTGCGAGGATCAACAGAAACATACTGACCACGCAGACGAATTATGCGTTCCTTGTTCTGGTATTTCGTGACCAGATGCAAGATGCCTTCAAACAGTTCCTTGACACCGCCTTCAGCGAATAGACGAGCAATCAGTTCAATCTTGCCTGCACCGGCTTGCTGCATGGATGCCACAGCAGCGGCTGTCACGTTTTGCAAAATGTTTGCATCCAGCCCCTGCGACATATCTGTCACGCCAGTGCGCTTTTGTTGCACCGTGTCCAGATACTGAAGCATTGGGAAAGACTGGCCAGATACGTTCTGAACAGCCAATTGACCAATAGCAGTCGGAGACTTCACCCGGATCACGCCACCAGCGGTTGAGGTCAGCAGATCATCAATGTTGACTTGCCCATCAACAGCCCAAGTCCGAGCGTCATTTGTCAGATACAGGTTATCAAGCATCTGACGGGTGACAGTGGTCTTAATCAACTGGAGATCGGTAGTCCGGTCTGCCAAAGAGTTACCAAAGAACTTGTGAGGAATCGGGATGGGGCAGATTGAGTAGAAGGGAATGTAATCGCATTCCTCGTTGCTCAGAATCTCGTTTCCAGCGTAGAACACCTGACGCAGTTCAGCGATGCCATCATCGTTCTCATCGTGCAGGATATAACACTCAAAGACTTCAACTTCCTGAAGCGCCATTTCCTCGGATTGAACGTCATAAGGCTGTTCGCCTGGAGAGAAACGAACCACGCGCTCAGGGGTATAGGCAAGTGCATCACCACTTGGCAGGGATTCCACTTGTTTGCGGTCAAAGCCCATTGCAATCAAGTCACTGCGGCGAATCTGGCGGCGATGTGCAACAAATGGCGCAGCGCGTGAACCACGAATGGCCACACCTTGCTTGGAGATCAGGAATTCTTCAGGAGGAACATTCTCAATGACAACCTTGCCAGAGTTCTTTGTCTTTTTGATTTTTACATCATTCAGATTGAACATTGGCACTTCACCGCCAGCGGCTGTAATGGCATCAGCCATCGCAGGATCAATAGCGGGAATCTGGCGAACATTCTGCGACACGACCTCAATTTCAGGATCTTGCAGCATCATTGCCAGTTCATCGTCTGTCAGGCCTTCATATTCCTCTTTGGAAATATCGGTCTTGTCTTCCCAATACGCCTTAACAATGCCGTTCTTTTGCAGCAAAGCATCAAAGAACCAATCCCGCATGATTGTCACACCGGGGTTATCACGCAAGAAAATGTAGTTCAGGTAATCGGTGGCCTGTTTAGCACCAGCTTCATCACCAGGGCCAGAGGGATCAGCAACTACGATTTGGTCTGATCCTGTGAAGATTCGCAGCAAAGCAGGCAAAGCGCCATCAATGGCTTCAGCGACTTCACCGGTAACGACTTGGCTTCGGCCCTCCACCTCATTGCCCAATGGTTGGCGTAGGTAATACTGAAGGGCTGTTTTACGTTGGTCTACCGTTTCGGATTCAACGTAGCCGATGGAATCGTCAATCGCTGACTGAATCGCGGCTTTCAGGCTGATTTGGCTCATCTTTAACCTTTGGCGGTCTGCCCATCTTGGGCTTTGGCTCTGATTCTAACCTTTTCAGCGCATTTTCCAAGAGAATCACGCGTTTTTCAAGTGCTGCAATCAATGCAATCGGGTTTTGCCCTTGAGGTACGAGATACATTTAAACCACCCATTTCGGTTTGACGTTGATAGATTTACCCCATGTCGATGTGTTTTCATCGAGTCCGACAGCCACATACCGGAAGGCATCGGCGGCGTGTGAGTGCTGGTCATGAAGTGGCTTGTTAGAGAACATCTTTGTATTCTGGTCTACGTCATATCGGTAATGACGCAGATTTTGCATTCCGTCAGCGCAGTTTGTCTCATGGATGAATGCCCTATTCAGCAGCGTTCTGGCGGCGTTAATCCCGTCAGCCACTGACAGTTTTGGCGTTATCCTGATTGGTTTACCCATTGCCTCAAGAATATCCTTGACCGATTTTCCAGTCATATTCTTGTTTTCAGCGTCATGGGGGAGCCACCAGTCTTTGTAGACGTAACCCTTGTTTTCTAGAACATGGACGTAATGGTCAATGGTTTTCTGGCAGTTTTGGTAGAAATCCACGATTCTGACCTCACCACCAGGAATGTATTGCACAAACCAAATCGAGGTCATGTCAGCCCACCCCAAGTCCCAGAACGTCTGAATCGGGATGTTTGTGTCGATCAGGAAGTCCCGGACTCGGTTTTCTTCCTGCGCCCTGCGTAGCTCATTGGCATAGACAGCACCCTCAAGCATCTGGCGGGTATGGCCTTCCCAGACGTTCAGGTAAGCGTCAGGGTCTTTTGTCTTGAGCTGGTCTAGTTCTTCCCGCAAGACTTCAGGGAACCAGGGGTTGTCGTTCCAGTTAACTTTCCTGACGATGGCGTTGTTTGGCGGGTTTACGACAAACCGCTTGTAAGTCTCGTCTGTGTCCAAGTCAGGGTTGAAAGTTACCCAAATCTCTGAGCCTGGCTTACGGATGGTCGGGATCAATGTTTCCCAAGAGGTCTTGGATACCGCTTGACCTTCTTCTACCCAGCAAATGTCCACGCCCTCAAAAGACTTGATGGAGGTGACGTTGTGCTTCAAGCCAACGAAAGAGAACTCAGAGCCGTTCTTCCCGTAGATTGCCGTTCTCTGTACGTCAAAGAAAGCCTCCAGACCCATAGACTTGATCTGGTCAGCCAACAAAGCAATCACTGAGTCAGAGATGGAGTTCTGAAGTTCCCGCGCACATAGAACCCTAATAGGGTTTTGGACTGCCTTGGCAATCAAAGCCCGAGCCACGCCCCAAGACTTACCAGAGCCACGGCCACCATACAGAATCTTGTATCGGGCTGGCTGGAACAGGAAGTCTAGCTTTTCAGGGAAATCCAGTTCAAGTTCCATCAGGACGAACCAGCTTGATGTTGATCCCAGAGACTTCCACAGGGCCACCGTCTTGACCCGTTACTTCAGTCCTAGAGAGTTTTGGGGCAGCGTATTCAGCCAGTTTTGCAAGCAGATCAAGTGCTCTGTAAGGGTCTGGCTTGCGCTCATGTTCTGGGTCGCCATCAGCAACGGATTGGAGCCAGATAGAGACGTTTTCTTTGTTACCGTCTAGTAGGGCACGAATGGTGTCTCTAAACTCCGTGGTGGCCCGATTAGGCACTCCCTTGGGCCTTCCTCGTCCACGGTTGGTTAGATTTTGGGAATTTCCCGTCTCTACTTTATTCATGTTTGAATCCCTTTCGGGTTGTTCAATGTTAGTGCAGACTTACATCTGCGGGTTGTTTATCGGCCTAAAAGACCTTCTCGAATGATTGTACCTTCTGGGGTCATGTAGATTAAACCCTCAAGTGGAACATCCAAACCATAACCTGTTTCGCCAGTAAATTCAAACGGGAAGAATCTGCGTCTTTGTTCTTCAGTCAAGTCCATACGCCGTTGGGTTAATCGAGCCTCTGCTTCTCCCATCAGATTGCCGTATGCCTCCATTGGGTCAATTTGTGCGTTTTTGACCAAAGACATACGCTGACTCATTAGATCATCGTACTGATTTTTTAGTAAATCTTTATCTACTTTTGAAATGCTAGGACTGTCCATTTGCCTAACAATGTCGCTCATTCTTTCATTCAGGCCACGGATTTGTTCAAGTGCGTCATACTTGATTTTTGCGAAATCACGCTGGTTGCCACCAACAGCAAAGCCCTCACGCTCTTGGATTGCGTGTTGTATTTCATGCAAAGCACTGCTCCTAGCCTTTCCAGGAGTCAGTTGATCGCTAATCGTCATCCTGTCATGCTTTGGGGAATATGCACCATAAGCGCCACCCATTCTTTCGGCTGGCATGAAATGAACAGGCATATCGCTAAGTTCAGGATAAGCCTTGTAAAGCTCAGGATGCTCAAGCGTCCCGCCAAGTGGTTGAGTCTGCTTTAGATAGTCAAAATTTTCTAGCGCCCTCAAATCCTCAAGAGCCTCTGGATCGTATCTTGATGCTTTGTCGCTGATTTCCTGTCGCCATTGTCCATCTGGGCCTTTGACGGTTCCTGTGGCTTTCCAAATCTCTTGTGGGGAACTGCCTTTTTTAGCCATTTGACTGGCTTTTAAAGCCATGTCTTTATTGAACATTTTGGACGATGGCCCAATAAACATTCCGACAGGGTTATAGGCTTCAGCCAGCAAGCCAGCCAGTTGCCTAGACGCTGGCCCATAGTTCACGCCTTCCTGGGCGGCAGCGGAGGTCATCTCGTTCAGCACACGGGCGCGGTCGTTCAGATTTCCAACAAATTGCTGTGCGCTCAATAGCGGATTGCCAAGCAAGTCAGTCAGCTTACGCTTTGCTACGTTGCCAGCACTGAAAATGTCACCAAGCAATCCAGGCATGATTACTTACCTTTATACCGACCCATGCGCTTTGCCCCTTCCGAGATGGCAATAGCGACTGCTTGCTTCGGATTGGTAACGACTTTTCCACCCTTACCAGAATGGAGTTCACCTTTTCCGAATTCGTGCATGACTTTAGCGGCTTTGGCCTGACCTACCTTGTTCAGCTTGGTCTTTTTCATTTCTTGCCTTTCGGTTTAGAGAATTTGTAGGCCATAGACTGCCAGCCCTTGGATTCGGCCTGTTTACGAGCCTGTTCAGCCAGCTTCTTGGATTGCTTGGAGTTCACCGGAGTCTGGTTTGTGGTTCCCATCAGTCTTCTCCGTTTTCGTAGCCTTCGCCTTCGTCTTCAGGCTGTTCGCCTTTTTCCCAGGCTTGGCAGGTACGCAGATTGTGGCAAATGAAATCAAACTTCATGCAAAAACCACGACCGCCACCATCTTTGTCGTATGCGTCTTCAGGAACAGACTCCATCTTGGCCAACATATCAGGGCCATCATTGAAGTATTCGCAATTCGCGCATAGATTTCTACGAGCCTGATCTGGAGAGATGCGCCAGACAGTTGCCATCTTGCGCCAGTAGTCTGTGTTCGGTTGCTGGGTTTTCTCAGGGCCAAGCATCCAATTTTTCTTTACATGGTCACGATTCTTGATGTTCTCTTCAACACTCAGGGCTTCTTCATCCTCTGGTGTTTCAATCGTGATTTCAATAGACGGTTCTAACAGTCCACGCATTTGGCTTCTCCAGTTGGCATATTTTACCACCCTACCACAAATTTGACCAGAAATCTATTAGGGTAAGTCCCTGGTTGATAAGTCTGTGGACAAGGCCATAATTCACTCATCAACAACCAAGGAACTGTAATGAACGACATCAACAAATTGAACCGCGAAGAAAAACTATCTGACATCATCTTGGCTTTTGGCCTGTGCTTTGTCATTGGATGCAGTCTTGCTGCTTTGGCTCTCGCTTACTTTGATGTTCTTACTCAATAACTGTGACCTCTTTTGATCTAGACCTTAATTTGTGCAAGGTCTTTTTGATCTGAAGCTCATATTCTGAACGGCTTATGCTCTTTCTTTGGAGCGTATGCCATTCAAAAACATCTTGGATTGCACGAATACCTTGGGCTGTTAAGCCCATTTTCTTTGTCTTTTCATACCGTTTTGCCGCTTTTTTAAGCTCCATTTCGGCAATCATGCAATCAACCAGGCATTCTGGGCCAATGCCATCTCTGCCCATTTGCTGGCAGACGTTGTTCATGTCAACCAAATCTTGCCATGATCTGAGTGTTGCATTTCCAGTCATCATGTCTTTAATTGACTGAAGTTCTTTTTCCTCCATTGTTTTTAATATCTTATCTGGAGTAATGGAGGCTCCTTCAATCGCCATTTCAATGGGATTGATAAGTTTGTAGATTTTCCTGCGACATTGTTTTCTCATATTACATCTCATATGTTTTGAAATACCACCAAGCAATTTTTGCTCCGATGTAGATTCCAGACCAGAAACTTACAAAAGCAACCAAGAATGTCATTTGAACCCCAACTCTTTCTGAAACTTCGACAAGGCCAGCACGATGTCACGGGCCTGCGCGTAGTCGAGGCAAACGTAGTAGTCCTGGCACACACTGCTGTTGCCTGGAAAGCGTGCGATGAAGCCGTTGCCGGTGTCGGTCAGTTCGACTCGGGTTTCGCCAGGCACGTAGTAGCCAAAGCCCTGCGTGACGATGGAAACCGACCCATGACGGTCAACAATGTCTTCGGTGCCGTCTGAGATGTAGCGGTCGGTCATGCCTGCCCCCTTGCGCGGATAAGGTCGGCAGCAAGCCCTGTGTCGTCTTCGCCTTCAATGTGAAGATCGGCACACACTTTCGCACACGCCTCACGCTCAGCAGCAGCGCCAGCGGCGTAGGCGTTGCGAGCGAGGGCCTCTACCACATCAAAATTGTCGATGCCTCCGCAGCCAGCTTCCCTCGCCATGCGAATTATTTGTTCACGTTCCATATACGTCCTTGCTTAATGTTCAAAATAGTTCGTTGTGAAACGCCCCAAAATTTAGCTATCCATCGTTGTGATTTCCCAAGTTCTAACTGCAATCGTATGTAATCGGCGATTGCTTTGTTCAAACGTTTTTCAGATCGGCCACGGATAGTTCGTTCTTTCATGTTTTGGGCTTGTGTTCCCGCGTGAAGATGTGCCGGGTTGACACAGGAGGGGTTATCGCAATCGTGCAGCACATTGATGCCTGACACAGATTGACCAGATGCCGACGCATAAAACAAGCGGTGCGCCCGATCCATACGTTTTCCATCCCAAAGCATTCCATAGCCATGTTTGTCAGTTGCGGCAGTCCATAGCCAGCATCCCGAAATAGGTTCGGCAGAAAACTTGTCTGAGTGTCTTTTAATAATGTCTTCTATGTTCATAATCCCAAGTCTTTCAATGCTTGTTGCAGTCCAGCAAGGCCACCAACTCGTTGTCCCGAAATAAATATCTGGGGCATCTGGCGGGCGTCTGGCGCTTTGGATTGAAGTTCTTGCAGATTTATCTTTTCGTCCGTGTTGATCTCCCAATACCCCAACCCCTTGCTCTTGAGCAGTTGCTTGGCCGTTGTGCAGTTTGGACAGTTGGATTTGGTGTAGATGGTGATTTGCATCATGCGTCCCCCTTGATGCCGTGGGCGGCTGCCTTGATTGCGTTTTCTAACTCATCCCAATCAATGCTGCTGTTGT